TTTACCTGTTTGACCCGGGGTACCATAAAAATATCCAGGATTACGTGAAACTTCAGCGTTTTGATCGCCTGTTCTTTGATCAGCATACCTTATATTAGTTCTACCTATACCTAAATTAGAACCAGGACCCCCACCATATGATAAAATATTAACCCACGAGTTACCTGTAGATCCACCTTGATTATAAATTTCACCATCATTAAAAGTTCTAGATTTACCTTCATCTACTAAATCTTTAAGTCTAACTAATCTATTTAGAGAGTTTGGTTGAGTGGATTTTACTTTAACACCATATAAATTAGGATTATTAGAATAAGCACCAGTTAATTCAAATGGGTTTATACCTTGCTTATTTACATGACCTCCGAAAGCATTAACACCTGCTTGGGCTAAAGTAGATAAAGGAGTGTAAGTACCTTCATTTAATATACCACTTGTTTGGGTGCGGACCGCAGTTCTAGAAAGGATGTTTTGTTTAGCAAAGAATTGTATACCGTTTGGGGTTTTAAGATCTGTAAACATTTTACCTAACCTTAAAACATCTGTAGTAGAGTCTACAAAGGCACTTGCCCCACCTCTAAGGATAAAATCACTACCTTTTCCTATAGTAAAACGATTAGGTGTAGGAGCTAAAAAATCAGCCCCTATTGGTGTTGTAATATAAGGTTGATTACTCCAAGCACCATTTGGCCTATCACCAGGGGCATCTGGTGAACCAAATCTTATGGATCTAAGGTCGGTTTTTAAATCTACTAACGGCATTTAATTATTCTGGAAGGTTGTTCAAATATGTACCTTTTTCAAATGAATTATTCATCCGTCCATATCCACTAACTCTTAAAGCACCTTTAGGTTTTATTCCATCTATATCTAATATTGATGGTGGTGGTAGTATATTAACTGCACCATCTTCATAATTTTGAAATTGAGAATTAACTAAGCTAAAATTTTCCCCTGAAAGAGAGTAAGCATTTTGAAGTTCGGAAGCGTCAGTAGCTAATCCGTTAATAGATGGGGTTGCTCCATCGTGTTTTGAAAGAATTGAACCTTCTCCTGGTTTTGTTAATTTGTCTAATAATCCCATGATATTGTGTTTTATTATAAATATTAAAGTTTACTGAAAGATTTTGAGCTTGCTTGAGCAAATGCTTCATTATCAATATATAATTTAGTTTCTACTACTGATGGTGATGATGATTGTTGGGTAGGAGAACCTTGTGTAGAAGCTTGTATCGTATCTCTATTATTAAAGGCATATGCTCCTTCTTTACCTACTAAAATTCTATCTCCATACCCTGANCCCCCAGTAGGTGATGACATTAAATCATCTGCTTTAGAAGCTTTAATTCCTTTAGATACTATTCCTATACCAGCTAAAGCTAAACCTGCTCCTACTGCAAATTTAATTGGGTTAGTAAATGCACTTGCTAATGCCGCTGCTGTTGCTATTGCTGCATACCCTATAGCTATTATCCCTACTAAAACTCCTATAACTTTGAGTACAGGTTTGATAGCATTTAAACCCTCTGATATTAACCCTATAGCAAATGCTATTCCCTGGAATAAGGGATTTAGAACTGTTACTACGGGTTCAAGGATATCTATAAGAATATCTGCTATGGATAATACTAAAGGAGCAATAGTAGCAAATACTTCACTTAATTTTTCCATAGTAGCATTAATTCTATCTTGAACCGAAGCTTGATTTTCTAAATTTTCAAGTTGCCCATCTGCTATTTCTTGGGTAGCTTGGGCTAAACCTACTTCTGCTATCCTAGAATTTAATACTTTTTCTCTATTTTCAGCCTCTTTTCCAGAAACTCCTGCTAATTGTTCTTGAACAAACAGAGTTTGGGCTAATTCTTCTCTATTCATACCAACAGCTTTACCTAAAGCTTCTTGTTGGATTCTATTCATTTTACCAAACTCGGCGGATGTTCCCGCTTGTTCTGCTATTTCTTCCGCTACTGTAGCTAAATCATTATTTAATGCTGCTTGTCTGGCTTTATCAAGATTAAGTTCTTTACCTAGTAATAGTTCAGCTGATAATTCATCTTCAATTGAAGATTCAAAATTTAAAATAGAACCTGCTATAGCATCTACTTTAGATAATTCCATACCTAGAGCTTTAGCTGTTGTAACAGCATCTGCAATGGCTTTTTCACTTTTACCTAATGATAGTGTTGTGGCTGCTGATACTTTAGAAATTTCTTTTACTACATCCCTTTCATTTAAAACTACTCCTAATCTAGATGAAGTAATTCGGGCTTGAGCCATTGCTTCACCTGTAATAGTTTCCATTTCCTTTCCAGTAGTAACTGAAATTTTAGCTATTCCTGCTAATTCTTCATTGGTAAAACCTGCTGCTTCACGTAATTTAGTCATAGTAGTTAACTGTTCATCAGTTAACGCAACAGTAGTACCTAACTCCTGGTTTATAAACCCTTGTGTTTCAGCTAGTTTAGTACCTGTAACAAATACACTTTTTGAACCAGCCGCTATACCTTGGAATGTGGATTGGATTTGTAAAGATTCTTGATATGAAACATTCATACTTTTAGCTAAATCCCCAGTAGCTTTATCAACTGATTTTATGGCATTTATAAGTTGGTCACCTAAGAATTTAGCTATTGCTAAGGGATCAGTAAGGTTTTTTACCATGGATGTACCTAATGAACCTATACCTGCTTTTAAAACTTTTACTTTACTCCCAAATCCTGCTGTTTCTGTTCCCCCTTTAGTAACTTCATCCGCTACTTTAGACATTGCTTCTTGGGCGTCATCTATACCTAGTTGGTTAACTAAACCACCCATCCCTAGTTTATCTAAAGAACTCTTAAGACCACCAATCAAGGCACCACCAAGACCCATAGCATCATTAATTTTTTCTTCTTCAGTAAGTCTTGCTTTTGCAGTAATTAAAAGGTTTTTATATAAACCATCGTTTCCTGTAAGTATTCCATTGATTTCTGATAGAGCTTTTTCTTCCTCAATAGTTAAACCTACTGTACTTTGTTTATTTTTTAATACATCTCTACTAGTAACTAAATTAGCTCTTTCTGCTTTTATTTTTTCTTTAATCCCTATAAGCTGTTTAGCATTTAGCTTATTTATTCCTACTTGGTCATTTTTAAGTTGTTGGGCTAAACCTGCTAAACTATTAAATGATTTTTTAGTGTCAGATAACCCTTTACTTGATTTAGAAATTTCATCAACTACAGTTTTAAAGGCAGAAGAAATACCTCCTATATCACTTTGGATATCTTTTAAATCAGTTCTTAACCCCTTTAAAGCTAGCTTAGCTTCATTTAACTCATTATTATCAAATACTTTAATTTCCCCACCACCTAATTGATTGTTAAGTTGTCGAATTTCAGCATTGAGTTTTTTTATTTCGTCTGAGGCAGCCATTAATATAGATAGTTATTTATTATAAATATTGAGGGCGTCAATTCTTTGACGCCCCCGTATTATAAGAAGTTTTAGGTTTTACACCTTTAAGAAATTCTGGGGATTTTACTTTCCCCTCTGAATCTACTAATGTTTGGGATCCACCTTGTTGGGCGTCCTCTATTTGTTTTTTCTCGTCTTCATAAAAATCTTTTATTTGTTTAAAAGTAAATTTACGAAGCCAAATTGGCATATTATAAATAGTAGGCCAATCATACCCACCCTTACCATGAAATATTATATCGTGGATTTGTTTAAATAGATTTAATCTAAAGTGGGGTGCTATATCAAGCGTCAGGCCAAAAAAAGTTAAGCCCAATAGGGATTGTGACCTCCTCACCACTATCTAAAATATACATCATATCTACATCAGGTTGAGTAGTTCTCATGTGTTCCCTTAATGCTCTTGAATCTTTAGCTAATAAATAGTTATCAACAAATTCACGAATAGTTTTAGTTTCATCATCACCACCAACTGAAGTAATCATATACTTTAAACGAGTTGATAATTCAGATGAATTCATTTTGTCTAATCGTTTTAGACCTGCTAATTCACGATCAATCTTCTTCTCATCGTGACCTGTTAACATTTTATATGTAATAGGTGTATTAGTAGAAGGGAGTGTAAAATGGAATTCATTTACACCTTGGACGATGGAATTTTCGTCAAAAGGACGCGGGTTTAATTCGGTAAGATCAACGGTATATTCCATACCATTATACTCGAATGGATAATCTTTACCATAGCCTAAAATGCGAGCAGCCATAAATAAAGCGTTTTTATCTCCTACAATCAAATCATTATAGTCAATATTTTTATCTACAATAAGAGATTGTAATAATTTATCTAACACAATTCCTTTTTGAATATAGGCTTGATTAGAAAGGATATCTTCTTCTTTAGCAGTCATGTACTTCATTTCTACTTCTCCCGATGATAATATATTATCTTTTGGGTAGATTAATCCTTTTGAAGGTAGTTCTACTACTTCCGTTGGGAACTTAAATTCACTCATAATTTTTATTTGTTATAACGTTTATCGTGTATACATATAAATATAAAAAAGAGCCTGACCGAAGTCAAGCTCAATTTATAAAAATATTGAATTTCTTTTAGAAGTTCAAGATACAGTAATCTGGTTGTACTTCCATTGTTAAGTTAATAGCAGTATTTTCGGTATCCCAACCATACTCACCAAAACCTGCTGATGTAATCAGAGCACCTTTGATTATCCATTCCGATACTACGTCACCTACTGGGCCTAATACGTTAAATGTTAAATCTTTCTTGTAGAAATCTGAATAACCATCTCTACCAGTAACTGATTCGTGGTGTAGACGTACCCACTCCATTACTGCTTGAGCACCTGAAGGAGTGATTGGATCAAACAACGTGAACTGAATAGGCCCCCAAGTTGATTTACCTTTAACAAAACGTTGTACGTTAATGTGATTTAAAGCTACGGTACCTTGGGATAAGGTTACAGCTCCTACACCTTTTACAATGTATGCAGGAAAGCCATCCATATACATAATGAAACGGTTCGCTTGTTTTGGTTCAAACGCTGTAAAGAAAATTTCGTTGGGATCTAATACTGACATTATTGTTTATTTTATTCTATTATAAATATTCGTTATCTAAACTTTTACGATGGGAAAGTTGCTCCCGTTGGTAATACGTTAAAGTCTAAGTAAATGAATTCTGCTGTTCTAGTAGGCTGTAAATAAATAGCACCTATCAACATATTTCTATCAATTACATCTGGAGTATTATTACTATCATCCATTACTACTTTAAACGCGTATAAACCTTGTCTTTGTTGGATTGTTTCCAAATATGGGTTTACTGCTGCTAAGAAGTTATTTCTTGTTGCTGCTGTATTTTGTTCAAATACTAAAGTTTGACCAATTTGACCAATGTAAGATTTAAGAGCAATTAACAATCTTCTAACATTTACTCTATCTAAAGCACTTGCTTGACGTTGTAGTGTTTTCTGACCATATACTACTGTTCCTGTTCCAGGGAATGAAGCGATTGGGTTAACATTTGCTTCGTATAAAGTATCTCTATTTGCTTGAGATAACTTTCTTTCAGGCCGAATTACGTTGGTTAATCCTCCTCTGTTGATACCCGCTGGAGCAAACCAGGGCTCGCTTACATTGTCGTTAAATGCGTAAACTCCCCCGATCATTGTTGACGCAGGAATCCAAACATTTTTACCTGAATCTGGTTCGAATGTTTGTAACCAAGGCCAGTACATAGCTGCATATGAAGTATTTCTAGCATTAGCTTGACCTGTTGTAGTTGTAATGGTTGCACCATATAATACAGGATCTAGAATATAAATACTATCTCCTCTATTTTGAGTATTATTAATGGCAGTTGTAGTTTGAGAAGCATGTACATCATCTATTAAACCCGGAGTGAGTAGGGCGTTAAATCTGTAATCATCTTGATTAGACAATAGATTCAACATATTAGTGTAATCACGACCTAATAAACCTTGTGTTAAACCAAACGCACCAGTACCTGCTTTATCGTAGTAATTACCACCTTCAGTTCCTACATTACTAATAAGACTACCTACACCTCCANNAAATGCACCACCTATAGAACCTGATCCCATTNCTGGAATAGAACCTGTAAAGCGTGTTTGAGCGTTTCCAGCATTATCTAAATAATTTGGAGTTGGTAGGTCTACTGATTTTACTCTTACATACCTAGAAGCGTTTGGATATGAACCTGATACTTCTAAATAGTTTTCGCTTGAGTTATAGTTAAACTTATTATCACCTATTACAGCAGATATGAAATTTGGTTGGTTTGGATCTAATGATAAGTTATTAAATTGTTCCAAAACAACTGGGTTGTTTGCTGTATCATTTCCTCTTCTAATCACTAGTGAGAAGGTTCCTGATGATTCGTTACGGCCTGCTATTTGCCATCTAATATTATCTGCTGAACCTGATCCTAGAGCACCACCGAC